AGACCTCCAGCGGCAACCAGACGGCCAAGCTCAAGTCCATTCAAGGCGTGACCACCTGGGTCCTCGATGAGGCCGAGGAGCTCGTGGACCGCCGGACCTTCGATACGATTGACGACTCCATCCGGTCCCAGCTCCGGCCCAACCGCGTCATCCTGTCCCTCAATCCCTCCTCGGTCGACCACTTCCTGCATGGCCTGTTCGTGGCCAGTCCGCGGGACGATACGCTCTACATTCATACCACCTGGGAGGACAACCGCGGCAACTTGTCGGAGTCCTTCCTCGAGAAGATTGAGCGGACGCGCCAGGACAACCCGGCCCGGTATGCCCACGTCTACGGCGGCGAGTGGCGCCGCGAGGTGGCCGGTCTCCTCTGGACGCGGGCCGAGCTGGACCGGGCCCGGATTGTCAGACCACCTGAGGATCTTTCTCGTATTTTGGTCGCCATCGACCCGGCGATCACGGCGCACGAGTCCAGTGACGAGACCGGCATCGTGGTGGTCGGTGCCGACCGGCACCGCAAGGGCTACGTCTTGGAGGACCTCTCCGGCCGGTACAGTCCCAACGAATGGGCGACCGTGGCGCTCGAGGCAGCCCGGCGGTACAAGGGCTCGATCGTGGCCGAGACCAACCAGGGCGGCGATATGGTGACGGCCGTCATCCGGTCACTGGGCGAGCGGGCTCAGGGCGTTCGGATCATCGACGTCAAGGCGAGCCGCGGCAAGCTGGCCCGAGCCGAGCCGGTGTACAGCCTGTACCAGGAGGGCCGGATCTTCCATTGCGGCCAGTTCCCCCTGCTCGAGGCCCAGATGGCCGGCTTCAATCCGGAGCTCGCGCTGGTCTCGCCGGACCGCGTGGACGCGCTGGTCTGGGGCCTGTCGGCGCTGCTCTTGACTGGGGCCACGCCGTTCGTGGTGTAGGTGTCAAGAGAAGGGCCCGCGGCGGTTGCTCGCTTGCCTGCTTTCCCGTAGCCTTTACCGGGTGCCGTTCCCTTTTCGGTGAGGTTGCGTGGCTGACTCCCGCCCGCCGTTGACCAGTCGCCTCTCGACCGCGCTGCGGATCCTGCGCGGAGAGGCGACTGCTGTGGTCCCTGCTGAGGCCTCGAGCGAGGAGGCACGGGCCATCATGCCAGTGACCTATCCCAACTTCCCGGCCGGCGCCGGGCAGATGGCGCTGGTCCGGACCGCCAACCCGCAGGAGTATAAGCCGGAAGGCAACACGGTCCGGGTGCAAGGCTTCAGCAAGCATCCGGTGGTCCACGCCTGCATCCGGGCTGTGGCCGATATTGTCTCCTCCATCCCGTTCGTGGTGCTGACCGAGCGGGGCAACTCCGAGAGCAAGGTGCCGGCCTCGCATCCGCTGCAGCGGTTGCTGGACTATCCCGGCCCGCGGATGACCGCCCGCGCCATGCGGGCCCGGCTGGCGGTGGACTACATGGGCTACGGGAATGCCATGTTTCAGATGGAACGGCCCGGCCCGACCCGGCCGCCGGTGGCGCTCCGGCCCATCAACCCGGAATCCCTCCAGTCGGTCTGGGTGGACACCGAGGGCGACCCGCGGCGGTACGATTACGGCGACTGGTCCGGCGTCATCGTGACGGTGCCGGCTGAGGATGTGCTGCACTTCCGCGACCTCGATATGCCGCGGCCGTTTTTTCCGGACGTCTTCGGCTTCCCTCGAGGCGCCACGGCGATCGCCTCCATGACGGCCGATAACGAGGCCACGACCTACGTCCGGCAAGTCGTCACCAATGACGGCACCCCGACGTTTGCCGTCTTGCTCTCGGACGAGGCCTCGCAGGATGACGCCACGGCCATGCAGGACCGTTACCGGGCCCGCGTGGTCGACCGCGGCAAGCGGGGGACGCCGGCCTTCTTTGGGGCGGTCCGCGACATTAAGCCGCTCGGGTTTACCCTACGGGACCTCGAGTTTCCGGACCTCCGGCGCGTCAGCCGCGAGGACATTTGCGCGGCCTTCGGGGTTGACCCGCGGATGATCGGCATCGCCAGCGCCACCTCGGATGCCGGCCTGTCCGGCCAGCAGTACGTCGAGGCGCGGGCTCGGCTGGTGCAGCATACCATCGAGCCCATCATGGCCGCGATTATCGACGAGATAAACCACTGGCTGGCGCCAGAGTTCGGGGACGTCTGGGTGGAGTTCGACCATGACGTCATGCGCGACCTGGTGGAGGACGATGCGGCCACCTCGAAGCGGGTGCAGGAGGAATGGAAGGCCAGCCTTCGGACGTGGGAGGAATCCCGCCGGGCCCTTCGGCTGCCGCCGCTCCCGGTTGCGACCGATACGATCGCCCTGACCACGGGCACCCAGCTCGTGCCGGCGGCCACGGCCGTCATCGACCCGCGGACGGTGGCCACCGAGGCCCCGGCCACAGACAACGAGCCTGTCGCAGCCGGCCCCGGCCCAGAGGCGGCCGAGGACGAGATGGCCGAGATGGAGGCCGAGGAGGATGAGGCCGGGCAGGAGGATCAGCAGGCCGGCGACGACATTGCGCGGGCCGATGTGACCAACTTTCCGGCCAAGGGCGACAACAAGAAGGTGAGCCTCCGCAGCAGCCAGTGGGGCCTGTTCCCGGTGGCCGAGGCGGAGGCGCTCAAGAAGGAATGGCCGGCCCTCTGGCGGAAGGGCGGCAACATCCGCGGCAACCGGCAGTTTCAGCTGCTGGCCCCGATCGCCAAGCGGGGCGGAGTGCCGGACGGTCTCTCGGAGGAGCGGGCGGTTCGGCTCCGCGAGGCCTGGGGCGCCCGGCATGGCCGGAATACCCGGCTGGCCGGCGTCATCGCCCAGGTGAAGTGGCTCGTGGTCGGCGACCAAGGGCTGCCGTTCATGCGGCAGGTCATCAAGGAAGCCAAGGACAAACAGAAGGCCCGCCTCCGGTCGCATCTGCAGGAGCACCTCGCCACCCGCCAGGAGAAGGCCCCGGCCGGCACCCTGACCGGCGACCAGCTGAAGGCGGTCTACGAGCTCCTCGAGGCGGTGGTCGAGGGCGAGCTGCCGCGGCAGACCGTGGAGTCGCTGCTGCTGGCGGCCTTCCCGATGCTTGATGCGGACCTTGTGCTGTCCATGCTGGACGCGCTCGAGGACTTCGAGCCCGAGGAAGAAGAGGAGCCGGAGGAGGAGCCCGAGGAGGAGCCTGAAGAGGAGCCCGAGGGCGAGATGCCGGAGGCGCCGGCGCTTGAGGCCTCTGCGCCCTGGTGGCAGCAGATGACCCGCGAGCAGCTTGAGGCGGATCCGCGGTTCCAGTATTGGCAGCGGGCGGTCAAGGAGATGGACGCCTCGGAGCCGGCCTTCGCTGCCAAGGCACTGGACCGGTTCGCCAAGGAGCGGGCCGATATGCCGCGGCAGTTCGGGTTGGACCAGCGGGCCTACAAGACCACGAAGCAGATCCTCGAGGAGATCGACCGCCGGATCCGCGAGGACTACGCGCCGGGCGGCGAGTATTACAAGGCGTGGCGGGCGGCCTTTGAGGATCTGGTCGGGGCCATGTACATGACCGGCGCCAAGCAAGTCGCCGGCGTCGGGCTCTCCTTCTCGCTGCAGTCGCCGGAGGTGCTGGCCGCGATTGATCGCCGGACCGCTCGCCTGGCCGAGCTGATCGGGGAGACGACCGCCAAGGAAGTCACCGCGGCCATCCGAGCGGCCGAGCTGGCCGGCTTCAGCGTGGCCGAGACCGCCCGGCTGGTGCAGGCCACGGTCTTCAATGAGCGGATCACGGACAACCGGGCCAAGACGATCGCCCGGACCGAGTCCGCCGGGGCCATGAGCCAGGGCAACTGGGACCAAGCCCAAGAGATGGGCATCTACCAGAGCAAGGAATGGCTGGCCTTTGAGGACGACAAGACGCGGCCGACGCATACCGAATGCATGGCCCAAGGCCGCATCCCGTACGAAGACGCCTTCAGCAACGGGCTCAGCTATCCATTAGACCCGGCCGGCGGTCCCGAGGAGGTCATTAACTGCCGCTGCGTCTTGGCGAGCTACGTCACCACGGTCGACGAGGAACCGATATGAAGGCGAAAGTCTGGCACATGGCCGATGCCCGCGTGGAGCTTCGGGCGGAGGCTGAGCTGCCGCCCGGCATCGCCGGCCGCGTCTCCGGCGTGGCCCTGACCTATGGCGTGGTGGACTCCTACGGCACGATCTTTGCCCGCGGCTGCGCCAACCTGACCATCAACCAGAAGGTGGCCAACCGGAAGGTGCCGCTCCTCATGGATCACGACCGCCGCGTCGGATCCCACGTGGGCGTGGTCACCTCCATGACCGATATGGCCGACAGCCTCGTGATGACCGCGGAGCTGTTCGACACGCCCGAGGGGCGGGCCGCGCTCGAGTACGTCAAGGCCGTTATCGCGGCCGGCGCCTCCACCGGCTTCTCCATTGGTTTCGTGCCGCGGAAGTCCCGCGTGGTCAACGTGGACGGCAAGGCCGCGGAACAGTTTGACGAGATCGAGCTGCGCGAGGTCTCCATCACGCCCATGCCGGCCGTGCCAGGCGCGGACGTGACCGGCGCTCGGGCATCCCTGCTGGGCCAGCCGGCCCGGTCGGATGCCGAGCTGGTGACGCAGGCGCTCAAGACCATGCTCGAGAGCCTGGACCCGCAGGACCGGATGGCCCTGCTGCAGGAATACGTCGAAGTATCGCGCTATCAGCCGCCGTCAAAAAGCGAAGTATCACAGGTGCAGCACCTGCCAGCCAGCACGACCGCGTCCGCCGCGGAGTCTGCCGATCGGGCCCTCGCCCATCCGGCAACCAGTCCGGCGACCGTCACGCATGGATCGGCAGCTTCCATGGCCATCCGCCTCGAGGCGGTGCGCCAGTCCTTCCGTCATTCCACCGATGAGGTGATCCCATGAAGACCCCGCTGGTTTCCAAGAACCGGGCGGCCGCGGCACTCCGCGAGCAGGCCCACAAGATCCGTCACGACCTGGTCGACCCGACCAACAGCTACACGGCCGAAGAGGTCGAGCGCATGACCTCCGAGATCCGGTCCCTCGAGATGCGGGCCCAGACGGCCGCCGAGTTTACGCCGGATGCCGAAGTCTCCCGCCAGGGCGGCGATGCCGACCTCGTGCGCGTCGATGCGGGCTCGGACCGCAGCGAGTTCGCCGGCATGGTGGATGCCATGACCGAGGTGCGCTCGGCCATTGTGCGGGCGTTTCCGAATGTGGGCAGCTACATCCGGGCGGCCACCCGCGGGCCGGCCAACCCCAACGAGGCCGCCGCGCTCAAGCAGGTGGACCTGATGACCCGCACGATCACCGGCTCCACCAACGGCGGCGAGTTCC